TTACGCCTTCTTTATATCCTCCATAATTTCAGAGTGGGACATATTTGGGACATTATCACCAAAAATGTCGTCTATTTTCCTCGCATGCTCTGTCAAATGATTAGGCGCAAGGTGAGCATACCTACGAACCATTTCTATGGACTCCCATCCGCCCATTTCCTGAAGCACTGATAATGGGACGCCTGACTGAATCAGCCAGCTTGCCCAGGTGTGTCTGAGGTCATGGAAACGGAAATCTTCAATTCCTGCACGACGACAAGCTGATAGCCATGATGTCTTGCTGTCGATGCGCATCTTCCTGACCGCAGGCGTTGATGTTCCATCTGCTCGCTTAGCCGCCTTGGTATGTACAAACACCCATTTGTGATGCTTGCCTATTTGATCACGCAACACTTTACAGGCGGTATCGTTCAGCGCCACACCAATGGCGCGGTTTGATTTGCTCTCTTCTGGATTCACCCAGGCAACTCGTCGCTGCATGTCGATTTGTTGCCATTCCAGATTTATGATGTTCGACTTTCTCAGACCAGTTGCCAGCGCAAACTTGACGACAGATTTCAGTGGTTCGGGGCACTCATCAATAAGGCGTTTTGCTTCCTCCTTTTCCAGCCATCTGACTCGCTTGTTTCTGACCGCTGGTATCTTGATGACAGGCGCTTTTTCCAGCCACTTCCAGTCGCGTTCTGCAGCACGGAGAATGGCCTTTATCATGGCAAGATGCTTTGCCTTTGTCTGAGTTGATACTGGCTTTGGTTCATAAACAGGCAGTTCTTTACCTTTCCTGATGGCGGCCTGAACTTTCTGTTTCCATATTTCTTTCGTCTTTCTGTTATGCATTCTGCTTACAGCAGAGTAAATCTTTGCCTCCGAGATATCTTTAAGCCTTATACCCTCAAAATGTTCAAGCCAGAACTCAATCCGGCTTTTATCTGAATCGAGAGATTTTTTATCAGCTTTTTCCTCAAGCCATCTTAGGCAGGCCTCTTCAAAAGTGACATCAGGTACGCTGCAGGATAATGTCCGGTATCATGCTGCCACCTTCTGCTCAGTGGCTTTCTGTTTCAGGAATCCAAGAGCTTTCACTGCTTCGGCCTGTGTCAGTTCTGACGATGCGCGAATGTCGCGGCGAAATATCTGGGAACAGAGCGGCAATAAGTCGTCATCCCATGTTTTATCCAGGGCGATCAGCAGAGTGTTAATCTCCTGCATGGTTTCATCGTTAATGGCTTTTTTGCTGGCCCCGTGGCGTTGCAAATGATCGATGCATAGCGATTCAAACAGGTGCTGGGGCAGGCCTTTTTCCATGTCGTCTGCCAGTTCTGCCTCTTTCTCTTCACGGGCGATCTGCTGGTAGTAACGCGCCCAGCTCTGAGCCTCAAGACGATCCTGAATGTAATAAGCGTTCATGGCTGAACTCCTGAAAATGGCTGTGAAAATATCGCCCGCGAAATGCCAGGCTGATTAGGAAAACAGGAAAGGGGATTAGCGATTCAGGCCGTTACCGCGTCCGTCGAGAAAAACTTCCACGAGCAAATCACGGGTATAAGTGCGCTCGATGCCGCGATGCAGATAAAGCCGTCCGCGTAAATTAGCTGATGCAGTCCAGGTACCATCTTTGTGTTTGACCAGCATTCCTGGCATGACCGCACCTCGATTAACGGTCTGCGTTCCGTAATGTTGATGAACCATAAAAACTCCTGCCCGTAAGCTGGGCTGCTGAACATATAGAGACTTCTGCGCGTATTCAGGCGGTGGATGGCCGCCGGTTGTCATAACTAAGCCGCCTCGTTGAAGCGACTGAGGTATAAAGTGTTGTGTTGATTTCAGCTGGTCACACCGACGTTCACGCGTCCGTTTCACCCCTCGCACTCCCCGAAGCCTGCTGAAATTCAAACTGCGGATCTAAGCGGTCATCGCAACGGTGAAACAGGTGGTTACCGTATCGTTGTGTCGTTGCGATGAATTTATTTAAAACTATAGTTGTTTTATCGTCAACAACAAAAGTTGTTTTATCGGTTGTTTTAAATATAACTGGTTGTATTTAGGATGGATTTATTTTGTGACTTGCATCGCATAGCGATAACTGAAGTGAGGTGTGGTGGTTTTTTGGACGGTATGAGTTATGAGGGGGAGGAAAAGAAAACCCGGCGCGGTTGCCGGGTATGATTATCAGTCAGCCCAACCTGATTTCGAGTTTATTTGGGTTTCTGACATTGTGTATTTCTTAATCGTGTCATCGTTAAAAAGAATAGTAAGTTCTTTTTTCGTACCGTTCGTTCCGTTATGGAATAATCCATAGAATGGAATAAAAGTGGTGCCATTAACTTTTACTTTTGCAAAGGCGTACTTCCAGATCTCCTTTCCACTGTCAGTATATGAAACAGCATCAGGAGAACCAAAGTAAGATTTAACCTCATTCTTGGTTGTTTTACCTTCCTGAAGTTTAGACTGGACACTAATTTCAGTTTCATTTTTGAGTTGCTGGTTGCCTGAAGAAGCACACCCAGCCAATACAGATGCCATCATGGCAGCGATTAGGATTTTTCTCATTTTATGTTTCCATTCATTATAATCAGAAACATCTTAACATAATGATTCGAAATAAAAACCGCTACGAGATAGGGAGACATTTTGCTGACAGTAGCAACAAATCTCAGCTAACAACGAGAATATTTACTGAAATATGCAAACAGATTTGGCGTTCTTATAGAGAATTTAGTGCAATATCTAATCCGAGTGGTATAAACCTTAACCTTCGCTCCCTTAAGTCGTAGATAAATTAACCATGCTTCCTGTACGTCTGCGGCATGCTTCCAATGACCTTACCGAATATGAACACCCGGTTCATCTCGTCTTTCTCGATCGGGTCCCACGGCGAGTAGCTCTTGTTATCAGAGATAACCAGCAGCTTATCCTTCATCATTTGAAGACGTTTTACATGGGCAGTGTCGTCGTACAGAAACGCATAGATGCCATCACCGTCGAAAGATTTAACAGTGATATCAACGAACAGCAGGTCACCTGGTTCGATCGTCCCTGACATGCTGTCACCTCGCACGTTAATGATGCGGATATTTTCCGCCTTCCTGCCATCGAACATGTGACGAGCATCGTCAAACGAGTACTCAACCGAGCGTAGAACTTCTACAAACTCACGGTTGATTACACCTGGCCCGGCACTGACTTCTATATCAAGAACGTCAATTTTGAAGTATTTGGAATGGCTGACAGTTGATTGTATTGGTTGCACTGTACTGTCTGACATATTTCCAACGCCAGAAGATAACCATTCTGCGCGTACACCCAAAGCGTTCGCGATCTCCACGATTTTAGTTGTTTGGTTAGCTTTCCCTGTTTCGATTTTCTGAATAGCAGCCTGGCTAACCCCGACCAAATCCCCAAGCGCCTTTTGTGTAAGGCCTCGCGCTAATCTGGCTTCTTTAAGTCTTTCTGAGAGTGTTGTTTTCATAGATCAAATGTACAACCAAGGTTTTATTTCATCAAACGAAAATGGTTGTTGACTAAAAACAACCATAGTTTTAATCTTGATTCGGATTAACCACGGAGGTTGTTATGAACCCAGCAATCAAAACAGCGATCAATATCGTTGGTTCACAAAAGAAACTAGGCGATGCCTGCGAAGTTTCACAGCAGGCCGTCTATAAGTGGCTTCACAACAAAGCAAAGGTATCCCCTGAACATGTCGGCAGCATTGTTACGGCTACTGGTGGAGTTGTGAAGGCATACCAGATTCGCCCGGATCTTCCGAAGTTGTTTCCACACACCGAAAAGAACGCAGCTTAAATTTCCATTTCACGCTCTTTAACAATAAGCAATCAACTTAACAGTCAATTCAAACTAAAGGAGTCAATTATGCAACCACTTACATACCAACAGACTAGCGGATTTATTCCGACTGCGGTGATAAATCGTTCTCAAACAAAACAAGCTCCAGGCCACGAAAAAATCCGTGATGCCGTCCGCGCCTGGTCGGCTGTAGATAATCAGGATGTCGTTGCCGCACTCATTGTGAATGAGTATCGGGAGCAGGGCGACGGCACCATCGATTTCCCTGATGATGTCAGCCGTGCACGCCAGAAGCTGTTCCGCTTCCTCGATAACAAATTCGATTCTGAAAAATACCGAAATAACGTGCGTGAACTGACCCCGGCAATTCTGGCGGTACTACCGCTGGAATATCGCGGTTACCTGGTTGAGCAGGATAGCTTCATGACTCGGTTGGCCGGATTAACACAGCACCAGCTTCTGGTCTTCCTGGCTGTCATGCGCAAAACATATGGCTTTAATAAAAGACTGGATTGGGTGAGCAACGAGCAACTTTCCGAATTGACCGGGATATTGCCGCACAAGTGTTCTGCTGCAAAAAGCGTTCTGGTAAAGCGTGGGATTCTTATTCAGAGCGGGCGAAATATCGGCATTAATAATGTGGTCAGTGAATGGTCAACATTACCCGAATCAGGTAAGAAAAATAAAGTTTACCTGAAAGAGGTAAATTTACCTGAATCAGGTAAGAAAAGTTTACCCAAATCAGGTAAAGGCGTTTACCCGAATCAGGTAAACACAAAAGACAAACTAACAAAAGACAATATAAAACCTTTTTCGTCCGAGAATTCTGGCGAATCCTCTGACCAGCCAGAAAACGACCTTCCTGTGGTGAAACCGGATGCTGCAATTCAGAGTGGCAGCAAGTGGGGGACAGCAGAAGACCTGACCGCCGCAGAGTGGATGTTTGACATGGTGAAGACCATCGCGCCATCAGCCAGAAAACCGAATTTTGCAGGGTGGGCTAACGATATCCGCCTGATGCGTGAACGTGACGGACGTAACCACCGCGACATGTGCGTGCTGTTCCGCTGGGCATGCCAGGACAACTTCTGGTCCGGTAACGTGCTGAGTCCGGCCAAACTCCGCGACAAGTGGACCCAGCTCGAAATCAACCGAAACAAGCAACAGGCTGGCGTGACAGCCGGCAAACCAAAACTCGACCTGACGAACACTGACTGGATTTACGGGGTGGATTTATGAAAAACATCGCCGCACAGATGGTTAACTTTGACCGTGAGCAGATGCGCCGGATCGCCAACAATATGCCGGAACAGTACGACGAAAAGCCGCAGGTACAGCAGGTAGCGCAGATCATCAACGGTGTGTTCAGCCAGTTACTGGCAACTTTCCCGGCGAGCCTGGCTAACCGTGACCAGAATGAACTGAACGAAATCCGCCGCCAGTGGGTTCTGGCTTTCCGGGAAAACGGGATCACCACAATGGAACAGGTTAACGCTGGAATGCGCGTAGCCCGTCGGCAGAATCGACCATTCCTGCCATCACCCGGGCAGTTTGTCGCCTGGTGCCGGGAAGAAGCATCTGTTAACGCCGGGCTGCCAAACGTCAGCGAGCTGGTTGATATGGTTTACGAGTATTGCCGGAAGCGTGGCCTGTATCCGGATGCAGAGTCTTATCCGTGGAAATCGAACGCGCATTACTGGTTGGTTACCAACTTGTACCAGAACATGCGGGCCAATGCGCTGGCTGACGCGGAATTACGGCGCAAGGCTGCCGATGAACTGACCTGTATGACAGCGCGAATTAACCGTGGTGAGACGATACCTGAACCAGTAAAACAACTTCCTGTTATGGGCGGTAGACCTCTAAATCGTGCACAGGCTCTGGCGAAGATCGCAGAAATTAAAGCTAAGTTCGGACTGAAAGGAGCAAGTGTATGACGGGCAAAGAGGCAATTATTCATTACCTGGGGACGCATAAGAGCTTCTGTGCACAGGACGTTGCCGCGGTAACAGGCGCAACCGTAACCAGCATAAATCAGGCTGCGGCTAAAATGGCGCGGGCAGGAATCCTGGTCGTTGATGGTAAGGTCTGGCGAACGGTGTATTACCGGTTCGCTACCAGAGAAGAATGGGAAGGAAAGGTGAGCACGAATCTGATTTTTAAGGAGTGTCGCCAGAGTGCCGCGATGAAACGGGTATTGAGGGTATATAAAAGAACATCAATGGGAACACAATGATGAAACAGGTGAGTTGAGTTCAAACTGTAGTACAATTCTCTCCAGTTTGAACAGGAAAGAATATGCTATGAACCCTTATATTTATCTTGGTGGTGCAATACTTGCAGAGGTCATTGGTACAGCCTTAATGAAGTTTTCAGAAGGTTTTACACGGTTATGGCCATCTGTTGGTACAATTATTTGTTATTGTGCATCATTCTGGTTATTAGCTCAGACGCTGGCTTATATTCCTACAGGGATTGCTTATGCTATCTGGTCAGGAGTCGGTATTGTCCTGATTAGCTTACTGTCATGGGGATTTTTCGGCCAACGGCTGGACCTGCCAGCCATTATAGGCATGATGTTGATTTGTGCCGGTGTGTTGATTATTAATTTATTGTCACGAAGCACACCACATTAAAATAATTTGTTTCTAAACGACTAAAATATGGAGGCTCTTATATTTATATGAGCCTCGTTTTATGCTTTTTGTTAATGTCTTTATTTTTTATGTATTCTTTTGTGCTTTCAAGATTATGGCGTAAGAAAATTGCAATACGATTATTGTTGTATATTCAAGATAATGTGACCTTAATTGTCTTTTTAAATAAAAAATAAACAAAAATTATATCCCACCACTAAGGTTTATAAAAGCATACGTTAGCAGGTGTCACCATGAAAAAAGCCATAGCATATATGCGATTTTCATCACCAGGTCAGATGTCTGGCGACTCATTAAACCGACAGAGAAGACTTATTGCTGAATGGTTAAAGGTAAATAGTGATTATTATCTTGATACCATAACATATGAAGATTTAGGATTAAGTGCATTCAAAGGAAAGCATGCACAATCAGGAGCTTTTTCGGAATTTTTAGATGCTATAGAGCATGGTTATATATTGCCAGGAACTACATTGTTAGTTGAAAGTCTGGACAGACTTTCAAGAGAAAAAGTCGGTGAAGCGATTGAACGTCTGAAATTGATTTTGAATCACGGTATTGATGTTATAACTCTTTGCGACAATACAGTCTATAATATTGGCTCTTTGAATGAGCCATATTCATTAATAAAAGCCATACTTATAGCACAAAGGGCAAATGAAGAAAGCGAGATAAAGTCAAGTCGGGTTAAATTATCATGGAAGAAAAAACGGCAGGATGCACTGGAATCAGGTACGATTATGACGGCGTCTTGTCCGAGATGGCTCTCCTTAGATGACAAAAGAACGGCTTTTGTTCCAGACCCCGACAGGGTGAAAACTATTGAGCTAATTTTTAAACTCAGGATGGAAAGGCGCTCATTGAATGCAATAGCCAAGTATTTAAATGATCATGCTGTAAAGAATTTCTCAGGAAAAGAAAGTGCATGGGGACCTTCTGTAATTGAAAAATTATTAGCGAATAAAGCTCTGATAGGTATTTGCGTACCTTCATATCGTGCAAGAGGGAAAGGGATAAGTGAAATCGCTGGCTATTATCCCAGAGTCATATCAGATGATTTGTTTTACGCTGTACAGGAAATTCGGTTGGCACCTTTTGGTATTAGCAATAGTAGCAAGAATCCTATGCTAATAAATCTACTTCGAACAGTTATGAAGTGTGAGGCTTGTGGTAATACCATGATTGTTCATGCGGTATCTGGAAGTTTGCATGGCTATTATGTTTGTCCGATGAGAAGATTACATCGATGTGACAGGCCATCAATAAAAAGAGATTTGGTTGATTATAATATCATTAATGAATTGCTTTTTAATTGTAGCAAAATTCAACCAGTTGAAAACAAGAAAGATGCTAATGAAACTTTAGAGTTAAAAATTATTGAGCTTCAGATGAAAATTAATAATTTAATCGTTGCATTGTCTGTCGCGCCTGAAGTTACCGCTATAGCAGAGAAAATAAGACTATTAGATAAGGAATTACGAAGGGCTTCGGTATCATTGAAAACTTTGAAGAGTAAAGGTGTAAATTCATTCAGTGATTTTTATGCTATTGACTTAACCAGTAAAAATGGACGAGAGTTATGCCGTACACTTGCCTATAAAACATTCGAAAAAATCATAATTAATACGGATAATAAAACCTGTGATATCTATTTTATGAATGGCATTGTTTTTAAACACTATCCTTTAATGAAAGTAATATCCGCCCAGCAGGCGATAAGTGCTCTCAAATATATGGTTGATGGTGAGATTTATTTCTAA